ATATAATACGTAGTATTGAAACTGAAACACAGGACTAATTACATGTCAACGATTCTTGTTAAATTTGGTGAGTATCGCAACAAGCCAGTTGTGAACCAGTCTTTCACTCTTGTTAAGGGTTTTCAGACAGGTAAAAAAGGTAACTATGTTACAGTTAAAAACGAGGGCCAATTTCCCATCGCTATTGATGTGGTGAAGGTCAAGGTGGATAGTATTAACGATATTGAATTTAAAGAAGGGGAACCCGTTTTGTCACAGACAGTAGAATTTAAGAAAGCGCCGGCAGTACAGGAAACTGATGAGCAGGCTATGGATCGCATTGGCACACGTTTTGCGATTCTTGATGAAATGAGCCGCGCATGTATCAACGGTGATATCCGCGCAATGATTGTGTCAGGTCCCCCGGGTGTCGGCAAGTCATTTGGTGTCGAACAGCAATTAGAAAAGGCAGTGATGTTTGACAAGATTGCTGGCAAGCGTATTCGCTATGAAATTGTCAAGGGTGCTATGACTGCACTGGGCCTCTATGCTCAATTGTACAAGTATAGTGATGCTAAGAACGTGCTAGTGTTCGATGACTGCGACAGCGTTTTTGGTGATGAGTTATCATTGAACATTCTCAAGGCCGCACTTGACAGTGGCAAGCGCCGCAAGATTTGCTGGAATAGTGATTCTAGTTTGCTTCGCCGTGAAGGCATCCCTGACAGTTTCGAATTCAAGGGTAGTGCTATCTTTATTACTAACTTGAAGTTTGAGAACGTCAAGTCTAAGAAGATGCAAGACCATCTTGAGGCGTTGCAGTCACGTTGTCACTTTTTGGACCTTACTGTTGATAGTGAGCGTGACAAGATGTTGCGTATCAAGCAGGTCCATCGTGACAGTACTGATACAGGTGGTCTGTTCAAGGACTATGATTTCACTGAAGAGCAGGCTAATGATGTATTGAACTTCATGTGGGACAAGAAGGCAAAGTTGCGTGAGTTGTCATTGCGTATGGCCCTCAAGATTGCGGACCTTGTCAAAGTGTCCGAATCTAACTGGAAGATGCTTGCTGAGAATACTGTTATGCGTCAACGCTAACAGTTGATTCAATCAACAAAAAGGGGACTTCGGTCCCCTTTTTTTGCCTTTATACTTGCTTTTCTTACTGATAATTGTTATTATTATAGGATGTTGAAATTAGCGTCCAAAGAACATCTACTACATTATTTTTTGAACCATGAAATTAAACTAAGCACCTATGATCAAAAGTTCCTACACAATTTGGAATACTTGATTGCTAAGTTTCATAGAATAACAACAAACCAAAAAGCATTGTTTGAAAAATTAATCAGTAAGTATTCCAAACAGTTTAGCAAAGTGGGGTTCGATAAAGAAGAGTTAAAATCTCTTCCATGGACCACTCCTGTCGTAGAAAGCACACCCGAATTTACAGGAGCACAAGTGTTCTTATTGGGCAATAATTTAGTGCTTAAGGTTCCATTCAATAAACATTTCATTTCTGATTTCCGTAGTATGGAAAACAATTCATTCGAATGGAATAGGAATGACAAAAAATATATAGCACCACTTAGCACATATGCATTAAAGATTGCTAATACTATATTGCCTAAATATTTTAAATCAACAACTTACAGTATTGAGGTAATAGAGTTACTAAATCAAGTAGTACCTTATGAGGCAGATGTGTGGAAGCCCACATATTTAAAATCCAATGGTAATTATTATGTTGGAGCCATCAATCAATATCTATACGATCATATAAAGGATTTAAACTTTGATGACAATCCTAAAACATTATTTAACTTATCGCAATATGGTATTACGATTGATAAGTCTATAACATGTGATGATCCTAAAAAGATATTTGCATCTGAATTCAATACTGTTATTGATTTGGATAACCTATCCACAGTTCTAGTATGGTTAAAGGAACTTGATGTAGACATGGTATATTTTGGGCGTGGACTTAGCGGTGCAAATACCCGAAGAGAGATAACAAGCATGATTGAGTCGCTAAATATATCAGTCAGTACTAATCCTAAATTTTACACTGACGATGATGCAATAAATCCCGTGATGCTAAAATTAACAGATACCACAGATTACCTACCTCACCACAAAGGTAAACGACTATCCAAATATATTAAATTACAAATTTCAAGGCCGGTAAACGTAAAATGAGAGAAGCAAAAATAATAATTAAAGATGAAGTCAATGTAAAAATTGAGGGTCTAGAACTTGATGCACGTAGAGCATGCATGAAGAAATTTGAATATGATGTGCCCGGTGCAAGATATTTACCTAGCGTCAAGTTAGGTCGTTGGAACGGCAAGGTAAGTTTCTTTAGTTTAGGTGGTAGCAGTTATATTAATTTACTTACTGATATCGTACCCATATTAGAGCAATACGATTATGACATATCATTGCATGATATGCGAGAGTACCAAACAACATTCAATTTCGCTCAGGTGTCCGAGGATTCATTTGCAGATAAAACTTGGCCTAAGGATCATGTAATGGCAGGTAAGCCAATCATGTTACGTGACTATCAAGTAGAGATTGTTAACAACTTTTTAGCCAATCCACAATCGTTACAAGAAGTTGCTACAGGCGCAGGTAAGACTATTATGACTGCGGCACTATCAAAAAGCATTGAGTATTATGGGCGTAGTATTGTCATTGTGCCTAATAAAAGTTTAGTAACACAAACAGAAGCAGACTATATCAATATGGGTTTAGATGTAGGTGTGTACTTTGGTGATCGCAAAGAATTTGGAAAGACACACACTATATGCACATGGCAAAGTCTTAACAATTTGCTAAAGAATACAAAGTCAGGTGATGCTGATGTATCCATTGGTGAATTTATTGAGAACGTAGTTTGCTTGATTGTTGACGAGGTCCATATGGCTAAGGCTGATGCACTTAAGACATTGTTGACAGGGGTATTCAGTCATGTACCTATTCGATGGGGACTTACTGGAACGATACCTAAGGCAGAGTTTGAAAAGACTGCACTACTTGTAAGTTTAGGTCCTGTTATTAATAAGTTAAGTGCAAGTGAGTTACAGGATAAGGGTGTATTGGCGCAATGTCACGTGAACATTGTACAGTTAAAAGACGGCGCAGAGTTCAGTAATTATCAAAGTGAACTTAAGCATTTGCTTGAAGATGAAAAACGATTAGATAAAATTGCACAGTTGATTGACAAGATTAAAGATAGTGGTAATACATTAGTACTAGTAGACCGTGTAAACGCAGGTAAAGAACTAATTGATAGACTACCTGATAGTGTATTCATATCAGGTGAAACAAAATTGACAGAACGCAAAGAGGAATATGATGAAGTTAAGACTAGTGCTAACAAGATTATTGTGGCGACTTATGGTGTGGCCAGTGTGGGTATTAATATCCCTAGGATTTTTAATTTGGTTCTTATTGAGCCCGGAAAGAGCTTTGTCCGCGTTATACAAAGTATTGGACGAGGCATTAGAAAGGCTGAAGATAAGGACCATGTAGAGATTTGGGATATAACTAGTGACTGCAAGTTTGCCAAACGACACTTAACACAAAGAAAAGCATATTACAAGGAAGCAAACTATCCATTTAGTTTGGAAAAACTTGACTACTAAGAATAAACATGATAGAATAATCAAATGAGAATATTAACCTTAGAAAACATACACTATAATTTAGAAACGTTGCCAGAAGAAATTGACGACCTTCGTTTCGCTATAATGGATAACAGTAATCCGCAGAATGTAGATTATCATTATATTCCATTAATCTTTTTAGAGAGTTTCAGTAGCCCTGCACTAGTATTAAGAATAGGTAATCGTTCAATTAAGATGCCCGTAGATTGGCAAGTATTGATTGGTGAAAAGGATCACGGCGACCTAGAAACATTACCACTATCTAGTTTGAACGACAGAGGCTTTAGTGTATTTGAGTTTAATCCGTTAAGCAGTTTTAATCCTAGTTTCTTACCTATTGAGATTATGGATATCTATCATGACGTTACTTGGTATGCGCCCCGACTACGTAACGGACAATTTCTAGCAGTACCCATTGATGATGGTCCTAAACCCAGATGTGTTTACTTTGTAAAAGAGATTAGTAGAAATTGTGAAATCGTAGATTATAGTCAGGTGTTTTAATGGCAAAGAAAACTTCGACTCCAGCAGACGAAAAATTTCAGAATGTAGACTTTCCACTCTTTGAGGCGATCAATGCAATCGATAATAAAGATTATGGGTACTATGATAGACTTACCCCCGAACAACAAAAGAAGTTTGTGCCATGGATGTTACTGCACTATGCTAGCACAGTCAAATCAAGTTCAGCGTTACAGCAGTTTCATTTATTGAGTACCCAAGAGTTTGCTAATAAGCATATGTTCAATGAGAATGTAGGCAATCATCCTAAATTGCAATGGATGATGCTATGTGCGGCTGGGTTAGGACAAGGTAAACAATTTCATCCTTGGATACCTCAGATTAAAGAACGTGTAAGTAAACTCAAAGACAAGGCAACAGTTAAAGACGTTAAAGAATATTACAGTAAGATATATCCTAAAGAGTCTGAGGATACGCACAAAGAGTTAGCACAGGCTTTTGTCGAAGAACAATCACGCAAGGTATATCTTGCACAGAAATTCCCCAATTTAAAATTTGATGAGATTGAGATATTGAATGGCATCGTTAGCAATAGTGAAATCGAACAATACGAAAAAGATAGCGGCAACTAAAGAGTTTGGTTGCGAGTTTTGTGGACGCACATTCTTGCGTGAGTCCACGGTCTTTAATCATATCTGTGAATCTAAACGTAGATGGCAGGATAAAGATAAGCAAGGCAATCGTATAGGATTCCAATCATGGCTACAGTTCTATACAAAGAACACTGCTACAAAAAAGAAACGTGATTATACGGACTTCATTAAAAGTTCGTATTACATAGCCTTTGTTAAATTTGGTACGTATTGTGCCGATGTTAATGTTGTTAATGTGAGCAGGTATATTGATTGGTTGCTTAACAATAAAATAAAGATTGATAACTGGAATAGTGATACAAACTATACAAAGTTCCTAGTAAGTTATCTACGTGAAGAAGATGCAATGGATGCTATTGCACGTAGTTTAGAAACACTAATAAATATGTCACCTACTGAAAAAATTTCTACTAAAGATATTTTAAGATATGGTAATCGTAATAGAATTTGTTA